GTCAGGCCCCTGGGCATACGCCCTGCTGCCGCCGCCATCTAGGCTGTTGCGGGCCCGAGCATGCGGGCCATCGCCTGGTTCTCATCCTCAAGTGGTGTGAGGAACTCCCCTATGGGCCAACGCTTTCGCCACCAGCGATTCACAAGCCTAGGCTCATAAAAACTGGCGCAGTCGTCCCAAATATTCAACTCCAAAGGTTTAGCCTTTGGTGAAGGGAGTAGAAAAGGCGCACTGGGCTTATCAAACTGCTCATAATAAGCCTCAAGTGCAAGTTGTTCGCTGACAGTCATTCCCCAAGCAAGCTCCATTTCAACACGGGCGGAAGGATCGACACGCTCCACAACGGCCATTGTTCGATAGACTTTGAACCGGCCAAAGTCATCAGGTGTTATGTGCACTGGCGTTTCACCCGACCAGCGGGCCAATGCTGCAGCAGCGGGGGCGATCACCGGAACGCCAGGAGCTTGCATAAGCTCACCAATCGCCGTTGCAGCCAAAACACCACGCGCACGCGACTCTGGAACAACAAACCGGGGGCATTTCGTCATAACATCAAGGGTTTTCCATGGATTCCTGACCATCACAGGCCCCATTCTTGTATAAATGAGTCGTGACTGGCAAAACTCAGCCTCATGGATGTCATTAACAACCTGGACCTCAGTGACCATCCCAAACTTTAAGCAGTGGGCTGCCAAATCAGGGAAATCCTGTTTTTCAAGGATCATCACCGAGTCATCTCCATCAAGAAACAAATTCGCTTCAAGTTCATACATGTTGATGAATGAGTCAAGCATCGCCCAGTTAAGCACGGTGTTGCCCAATGCGGTGTTGAGATCACCACTCATACGCTTGGCAGTAACATGATAACGCACACCACCATGTGATATTCCACGCGATTTCTTCTGCCAACTCAAGAGTGTTTGAAGCTCAGGGTTATAGGCACGAAGTCGCAAATATACACGGTGCTCCTCATCGAGAAGCTCGGCGTTAACATGCGCATCAAAGCGAGAGTGGTCAGCCAACACGAACATAGGGTCGTGAAAACGGCTGGCCATTGCATCAATGATCATTCCCCGCTCAAGGGGGGAATAGCCTTTAGCCACTATAGGTGTTGCATCCCTGTTAAACAAGGAATGATAGATGGCAGGCTCAACATTGTGCAAATGGCGAGCAAGGGCTGCATTGTAAGTTGGGGATCGGTATTGAATTCCTCGATCCTCCTTAATAGCAAGTTTTTCAACATCATAGAACTCAAGCTTTTGCATCTCAGTGATGAAGGAATCTTTTTCCAGGCATCCACGGCGTAAATAGGTTTCCATGCCCTTTCCAAATCGCCGCCGCTTCATAGCGATCCGATGTTCAACCACAGTAGTAGGCCGCGCCCGCGGCACATGGCCAATGCGTTTAGTCAGCCGCCGAAGCGTTGAACGGAAACTTTTCCATTCGGCTGAGTCTACATCTGGCTGTGGTGTGGCAAAAAGGTGCCGGTTGCAGATGGTTTTGACCTCCTGAACAATGGTGTGCTCGTGAAGGCCAAATTCCGGCGGATCGAAGAGTGTTGGCGGCCTGGGCCCTAATATAGTGCCCCTCCGGTTAACCACAGTTCGATCAGGCGGAACATACAGCAAGCGGCAGCCCTGAGCCAATGGGCGCTCATCGGTTTCGCATGGAGCAACGGGGATCTTTAGTTTCCCGCATTCAGTCGCATGGGGTCATCAAACCTTTTCTGACCAGGTTCAAGATGACCCTCACGGTAAAGCTGCTTGTAACGTCGTGAGTAACGCTTCCAAAC